AATAATTCATTCCTTGTTGGTTTAATATCAGAGGATGCTGGCTTAACAGTTATGTCAATCGTAGTTGACCCTGTTGGTAATGCTGTTGGAGCAAAACTATTTAAAGTAACTGTTCCAGCTTCTTCATCAATTGAGCCAAGATTAGTACCATATATTGTACCATTTGTTCCTATAATTTGAACAATTCTACTAGCACTTGAAGTATCATAATAGTCTTTAAGTTTACATGTAACACCACTATAAGTAAAATTGGTTGAGGTCAAATAAGAACCCGTACTTGATGTAGAACCATCTAAGTCAGTCAATGCTTGATTAAACTTAAGTTCATATTTAGTTGCCGTATTAAGAGTAGGTATAATTTTTTTCATCATTTTAATACGGGTAATATTAGATAGGATAGCAATATTAGTATCGTCAATCTTTTTAAGAACATTTGAGTCCCTATATACTCCACCAAAAGTTTTTAGTGTGTCTGTATTGTATGCAATAATTGTATTCCTTATAGATGTTGCAAGTCCACTTGCTGTAACTGTGGCAAGGTTAGGATTATATTTAAAGTAAACTTCTAAATCAATGTATGTATAATCCGGGTCAACCAGTACGGGTGTGATGGATACAACATTTTTTGGTTTAAGAATATTATTTTTAATTGTTGCTTTTTGAGTATCAGTTAATGTTTCACCAGATAATGGTTTAATACTTATATAGACCTTACCATAATCTGGAACATCATGACTTTCTCCACCCCATACTGCAACAGCTTCAATGTCACCAAATTCATTTTGGATAATAGATTTATAATCATCAGGTGTCACCGCACGGTTTTGAGATACGTGAGATAATGGTGCATTAAATTTAATAGCTTCTTTAGTTTCTCTTGGTGCACCACCAGTAGCTTTACTTACTAATGTGACTGTCTCATCTGAATTACCATTAAGTGAATCAGTCATAATGAATGTAGTAGCGCCATTCACATCAGTGGCAGATGATATCTTAGCATATTCTATTTTAACTGTATTACCATTTCCTGGTCTTTTACCAATTATATTATCACCAAATTTAATTTCATAATAACCATCTCTACCTTCCTCTAAAAAGTATACTTCACTTGTGCCATCTATTTGAACTACATTAGTATTTAAAGTATAAACTTTAGATGCACTTGTAGAACCAGAATCTATCACAGTAACTTTAATGGATTTGGTATTTGCATTAATGTCAGGGATTAAGTATTGCTCAAAAGTATTATTTTGATATGTATATAATATCTCTTTTAATGTACCTTGTTCAATAGACAAATTAGTAAAGTTCCAACCAGAATCAAAGTTTATAGTGGTAGTGGTTGAAGAAAACATTGGATATGTAACACCATCAATAGTGGTTTGAAACTTAGTACCCCTTGGCATGCTTAATGGAAGTGGGTCATTATTAGAATCATGGTTCCATAAAGGAGTTTGTGTAGAGTCATAATTCATTTTAACATTTAGGACAGCAGTTGATGGAGCAATGGACCTTGGTGTATAACCTAATAGTTTAGCATGAGATACCACTGAAGTCCGTAACTGAGCTGTGTCAAGGAACGTTTCATTAAGAGCAAAGTTTGCATTCATTGAATTCACATGTGTTATATAACTTAATACATCAATAATGGTACTCATTGCTGAGCCTTCATAATTATAATCATTAAAGGTCGTATCTGTTGCTTTCATATAACTAACTAGATTTGCCTTTAGTTGGTCAAAATCTAATTCACTTGCTGAAATTCTGCGTTCTATTGCCATTATCGTAATCTCTCTATTGTGGTTGTTATATCTATTACTTCATTACTAGATTTAACTCTCCCGGTTACTGTTATATTTACTTCATTATCATCAGCCTTAGCCTGAATGTTTGTGTTTAATATTTCTAATCTTGGTTCATGATTAGCTAAAGCAGTATTAATAGAGGTAGATATTTGTGCTGCTGTTATATTATTCATATTCTCAAATAAATAATGTCTTAGGTTAGCACCAAAATTATAATTAAATGGTCTCTCTCCATGATTAGTTCTTAATATATTTAATACACTCTGCTTTACTGCATCATTGTTCTTTTTTATTCCAACGTCATTGGTATTAGGATTTTGCTTAAAAGTAAAATCTAAATCTTTATAAAGTGCTTGTCGTGCTATCGTTGCCATATATCTTATTTATACTATTTAGGTGGACCAGTGTCAACAGTTGGTGAATCAAAATCATTATGAACATGGGTATTAACTATAACATTTTCTCTTGACAATTTTAATTCTTTGGTTATATCAACATCACCATCTAATTTTATTAAGCCTTCACTTGTTATTGTAGTAGTACCTTCAGTATTAACAGTTATGTCACCCGTGCTTGTTAAGTTACTTGTACCAGTAACATTTGCATCAAGGTTACCACCAACAGCAACATTAATATCACCTGCTACTGCAATATCAGTATTACCACTAACAATAATTCTAACATTACCAAATACTTCAAGGGTATCTTGTCCCACTACTAATTGATAATTATCTCTTATTATTTTTTCAACCTTTGAACCATTTGGGTCTATCTCATATTGAGTACCACTTTTATGTCTTTCCATTATACGTTCAGCACCAGGAGTATCATCATACTCTTTGGCGTGCCCGGACGCTGTTTCATATACATTATTAAATGGATATACCGGTGCAAAAGTACTTGCTGGTTCATACTCTCCAGTAGGGTCATCTGCATGTGGGTTTAAACTTCTTACTCTATCATTATTATCTTCTTTGGAATCTGTCTTTGTTGGAAGAGTTCCTATTACCATAAACTCTTGCTTTGTAATATCTAAAAATACACCACAAACTAATGAGCCAATTTGTAAATTTACAGAATGTCCTTGACCACTTATAGCTGGTGTATTCCCAGGCATCATAACTTGTGTCCAAGGTAGGTGTTTTGTTTCTATATTGTCATGTACATTAAAAACATTAACCTTAACTCTCCCAAGTTTTTCTGGGTCATTAACATCTACAATTTTTCCAAATGAAATCATGGTCTTATCAATCCTAAATCTTGGTAGTAAGCAAAGTTACCACCATCTTGTGTCCATTTATGCTGCATTGTTGCAACTAAATATGGACCATCTTGTTTACTATATGATACATTACCTCCACCAAGGTCAAGCTCAATTGTCATACCAACTCCAATATAAGGTACTGCTACTATTGATGCAGCATTCAGTGATGTATTATATACTCTAAATTTTTTATTAACCATTTTAACATTCTCAACTGAACCAACATCAGAAAATACAGAGGTTACACCTTCATCATATAATTTTTTGCTAAGTTTAAATTTTATAGTTTGAACCGATGTTGCATCATCTTCATGTTTTAAATTATCTTTCTTAGTAGTTTCATCTAAACCAACTTCAGATACTGCTTCACCATACACACCCTTTTCTAATTTTTGAAGGAAATTCATATTATATTCTTTTAAACTAAAACTATCACCAGTTCCTACAGTTGCATCAACACCAATACTATCCATACCTGGTTGAGCATTTGATATTCTTATTGGGTCGGCATTGGGATTCATTAAAGGATTTGTCATCATATCATTCAAAGAAGTTAATCTAAGAGCATTATTATCCATAAACCGTTGGTATAAAAAGAATCCACTTTTTTCTACATCATGTGCACTATTCACAATTGCTTTAAAGGCTTCCCTTGCAGTAATATTTGGTGCTATATATCTACCTTCAGTATCTGCTCTTGAATCCCTATATAGTACTGCATCATCTTCACTAACTTCAAAAAACATATCTCTAATTATCTCATCTGATGTACCAGAAAATGTACTATTTAATCTTTCAATAAAATTAGTTTCATGGCTAGATTTTATATGAATTATATAATTTTTTTGGTTCTTCTCAATCTCCATATTACTAATACCATCCATCCAAAATTTGGCTGTATGTTGCTTTCCAAGATATTCCCAAGTCATTGTGACTGGTGCTAAATGTGAGCCTATGAATTTGTCAAATATATTTAAACCATCTTTAACTGCAATTGAACCTCTATATAAACCAAATAACTTTTCATATATAGTTACACCTATAACTATATTTTGAATTTCAAAATTCCAAACTTCAATTTTTAAATTATCTAAATTAAACATTAGCCGCTCATTTCTTCAGCAAATTGCCTTGCAACATGCGATATAAATTCCGGCTTAATTACTTTTAAATTCCTATTTTGTTCAGCTACAGCAGACTCATAATCGATATAACTGTATGCGCTTGTGCCAGCGGTTCGTCTTGGTACCCATTCACCAGTTGAATCATCAGTATGATGATGAGGCGCATAAGCTTGTGACTTAATAAAATTACATGTTACAGAATCTTGAGAATTAGAACCCTGTATAGTTTCACCAGTTATAGTAAATGTACCACTTGTTTTTTCTATTGTGACATAACCCATATTAACATGGACTTCTTTTATAATACCTGTTGCTCCAGATACAGCACCAGTAACAACCTCACCTAA